ATCTGCACAGATCCATGTATGCTGTCTCCAAATCCACTCACCTTCATCAGTCTTAGTCAGAATACCGGCGGATGCAAAGTCTCGCACATCTGCATAGTCAATTCCAATGACTGCTGCCTGTCCTCGTGTATCCAATGTTATCCTTGGAATCTTGTGTTCCAACTCTTCCATTGTCCTACCTATATAGCATGCTCGTAGGACATTCTGCCAGGTTGTGACCGTTTCCTCTTCTTTCCGCGCCGATCTGTCCATTCGCTTTGTTATGAACTCTGCACGCTTAGAAGGAATCTTCTTCATTTCTAAATAGTCATGCATGATCTGATTCGCAAGAATCGGCATATACTCCATAGATGGATTAGCCTTATGCCATGCCTCCGGATCATCCACTTCCTTCATATCATCGATCTCGCATACGAACGGGAAGTATCCCAGCAGATTTTCTCCTGTCTCCAGGATCTCAGCGCACATTGCTGATATCTCATCCAGCGGACCGTCTCTTACATATCCGTCAGTCGTGATGATAAATTCTCGTGAATGCTTAACTTTACCAAGAGAGGATTCAAATACATTTATCTGATCGTAATTCTCATATGCGTGAATCTCGTTTAGCACCAGGCATCCAGTTCTTTTACCATCCTTTGTCTTTGCATTGGATGTGTTATATTTCATTTCTGATCCGGTCACAAGGTTTGTTATCAGCTCTTTTGTTACGGAAAATTTTCCTTTGAACTTCTGGTTATCATGCAGCATATCATAAGCCACTTTGAATGTATCCTTCGCCTGGCTCTCTGAGTTTCCCACAATTTCAACGTGGTAATTTTTCACTCCATATAACGGAGTCTGAAAAAAATTAACAATCGGAACTATAAATCCATCCTTACCATTTCCACGTCCCTCTTTTATAAAAAACTTTGGAAATATTGGAATATCATCTTTATACATAAAGGCAAATGCATAAATAAATTTTTGAAATGGAAACAATTCATAATAATTTGTTTTGCAGTACTGCATACATTTTCTGAATGTTTCCTCATCAAAAAAAACATCGTTCCGTTTTAATGTCGGCTTTACGATGTTCTTTATCAACAATTTTCTTTTTTTGTTTATCCATTTCGGATGCGCTTCGGCATATTTGAGATAATCATCAATTTCTTTACAGATAACCATCCATCGAACTTTCTGGCTCCGGTACTGGTTCTTTCAACTTCAGATCTGCCAAGATCTTCAACATCGTAGCTGTAGTCTTTTGCAAATTGACTACTGATTCATTTGCCTTTTCCGCAGTCACACCATTGCCATTTATTGTTTCATATCTTAATCCTTTTGCTTTAATATCTGCGATCAATTTCTTTTTTAATGACCAATAATATACATAGTCATCAATCAAATCCGTGTAGAATTCCGCTTTCATCCCACGTAACTCCAACTGCCTTATCAATGACTCTTTCATAGCTTTTTGTGTCAATTTGCTCACCTCTTTTCACTCAAATCATGCCTTTTTTGCTGTTTTTATGCCAAAAAATACAGGCTTTTTACGCCCGTCTCTAAAAATTCTTTCTTATAGTAAATTCCCAAAAATGCCACCCCTACCCTTTTCACGCGAGATTTCAATTTTCCTCCAGAGTCATGGCTACATCCCCGTTCTTCACTCAGGAAAAATCGCCGAGAATTTACCGGGGGGCTATTTAAAAATTGAGGACAGCTGCGGACTCGAACCGCACATGCGACG